GCGCTACAGCTCCAATGGCCAGTCAAATTGCGGCCATTCAAGCAGACGTGGCGGCCATCAAGGCCAAGGTCGGCCTTTAACCACGATGCCGAACGAAAACCACGACCCTAAGACTGGTGAATTTTCCAGCGGCCAGGGTGGTGATCAGCATGGCGCAAATCACGGCGAACCCAGACAGCACCCATTGGCGTCTGCCGACGCGAACCAAGTTCATGATGAAATTAAACTAGTCTCAAAAATGGGATCAAGGGCGGAAAAAATAGGCCGCAGAACAAAAATGATTCCAACAGAAGCGCATGCCGTCGAGTTTTCTAAAGACGGCCGTCCTTTTAGAACAGCCTGGACAACATATAAAGGCGAAGCAGAATCATGGCGGGACGGGATAAAACAGACTGGGTGGAGTCAATCAGGAAAGCCTCTGCCAAGATCATGAACCGGCGCTCCATGGTTCTGTTTTTCCTGGTGATCGCTGCTTGGGTAGCGATCATCTACGCCGCTGGTGCCGCGCCATTCATGCCGCCAGGCGCCACGCAATACGCTCCGGTCCTGGCGCAGAAGCAAAAAGACAACTGGGCTGGCGTTCCGACTCCATGGACGCTGGCCGGCCTGGTCGAGCAGGAAAGCTGCGCGTCGCTAAAGTCAAAAGGCTGCTGGAACCCGCACGCGGAACTTAAAACCTCTCGCGAATACGGTTTCGGTCTTGGTCAAATCACGATCGCCTACAAGACAGACGGCACCGAGCGGTTCAACGAATTCACGACTCTGCAGAAACAATATGCTTCTTTGCGTCAATGGAAATGGGAAAACCGCTACGATCCTGGCTATCAGCTCACCGCCATAATCGAAATGGTGCGGGCGCTGTGGATCAAGACACCTCCGTCGAAAGGCGACGACACGCATTGGGCGTTCGCTCTGGTCTCCTATAACGGCGGTCTCGGAGGCTTGTTACAGGATAGGCGGTTTTGCGCCAACTCAAGCGGCTGCGATCCTGAACTCTGGTTCGGCAACATAGAGACCCACTCGCTGAAATCCAAGGCGCCGCAGAAGGCGTACGGCGGCCAATCCTGGTATTCGATCACGCGCGGCTACGTCAAGAACGTGCTGACGCTCAGGCGCGCAAAATATCAGCCATTTTGGACAGGCACCGGCGAGCATCCATCTAGCGCGCCAGGAGAATCATCCAATGAACGAAAACCACGACCCCAAGAGCGGACAATTCTCGAGCGGCTCAGGTGGTGGTGATCGCGGCCCGAATCACGGCGAACCGCGCCAGCATCCTTTGGCATCGGCTAATGCGCACGCGATTAATCTCACTCTTAATAAAAAAGGTGTGGTGCCTGGATATACCAAGCACGAATTCATCCGCGCGCTCAAAGAAGCCGGCTCGCTTAAGAATTCATACATCAAGGAACTGAAACACCAATGGGGCCACGAGCAGCATTACGGGAAACAGCCCGGCACCGCTGAGATGGCGTCAATATCGGGATTTGGATAATGAAAGACGCCAAGGGCCACGGTAGCGATAAGCGCGGCGGCGGCGCGCCCAGGCAGCACCCGCACGCCAGCATCAGCGCGCACACGGTGCATCGCGACATTCAGCGGAACTCCGGTCATTGGCAGCCAGCGCCGAAAGAAGGTTTTCTAGGCCACATTGGCCACATGCTGAATACAGCAGTCCACACTTTGATTGATGTGCCGCCGACTCCGCACGGTCAGTCATCAGCAGGCGCGCACACTGTCAAATACCCATGGCCGTACGGATCACGTCCGCACAGGGGACTGCAATGATCGAATGGCTTAGCTCGTTCAACGTCAGTGAGACGATCGGGATCGCCCCAGACTATCTGATCGCCGGTGGCATGGTCGGCGCCGGCATCTTGATCTGTCTGCTCTATAGGTCGTCGCTGCGCTATGTCGGCTATGCACTTGTTGTGGCCGGACTGGTCTTTGGCTACGGCAGCTTTCGCGACTCGATCGGCGGCGCGACTTTGATCCAGCAAATCGCGACCTGGAAACAACAAGTTGCAATTCTTCAACGTGATCTGGCGGCGGCTAAATTAGCAGCGGGACTTAAAGCGGCCGAGGCCGACGCGCTCGCCAAACAAAAGCAGGACTCCGATGCTCAAATCTCCCAATGGCAGGACTACACCAATTCTCTTTCGGATTCTCTCAGGGATTGCCGGCGCGCTTCTGCTGATGACGATCGCCGGCTGTGCGCAATTATCGGGAACAAAGCCGCTGGCTGTAAATCTGCCAAGTGATTGCGATCAGGCTCGCGTGCCATATCCGCGGCTAGTTAAGCAGGAAGACCTCGGCGTGCGCACTGGAAAACTCGCCGGTGCTCTTCGTCGGGCCAACACAGAAATCATGGCGGCTAACGAATGTAACGCCGAGGTGCGCTCGATATATGGAGCGCAAAAATGACGTTCGACGCAACGATTAGCTTCGGCACCATTCTGCAACTGATGGCTTTCGCTCTTATGGCGTGGGGCGGTTTCTATGCAATGCGCAACCAAGTGTCGACCCTCGCGCTGCGCATGAAGGGCGTAGAAGACGAAGTCAAGAAAGTCAGCGACGTGCTTGTGCAACTCGCTCGCCAGGATGAGCGGCTAAACGGCATAGATCGCAGACTGGACTCGATGGACGAGGTTGCGCGCCGACTTCTCGATGTGGCCGCCTCGCTATCTGGGAACAGGGGGGGGGCAGCAGCATGATGCTCTCAGTTAATCGCTGCGTCATGGTCGACCCAGTCGACGTCGCATCGCTCGAGATGATCGAGATTCCAGCTTATGACTCCTATCCAGAGGACTGCTGGCTCGTGGTGCGCACGAAGGACGGCAAGGAATATACTACTGAGCGCAGTGCGGATGTCGATCCGGAATGCCCGGTCGATCCACGCGAGCTAATGGGGCGAATTCAGCGGCTCTCCAATGTCGCCCCACCATTGGTCAATAGATATAATCGTTGGTGACGGAGAAAGCATAATGGCTAAGAAAGTCAACGGCGTTGGTCGTCCAGACAGCATGACGGACGATTCGACGAGTGAATGGAGCAACGGTGCGCCGGCGCCGAAGGGCCCCGATCGCGACATCACCAGCGAGGCCAAGAGCTCGGTCGGCGGCAAGCCGCGCAGCTCGAACCAGAACTGATACCTAATGCCGTCCGTCAACGAGGACATTCTCGACGCCGCGATCCAGCACCAGATCGACGTGCAGCAGATGATCGCCTCGACGGTCGCCGACTTGCAGGGCACGCTAGACGACGGCAACGAGCAGATTCTCGAAGAGCTATTGACCGAGGACGCGGCTATTAACGACGCCCGATCAACCAAGGAATGGCGGGTTTTGCTTGCCGGTCTATTGGCCTCGATCATGGTGGCAAACCGTGACGCCAACGCGGCGATGAACGTCGACTTTCGTTCATACCTGAGCGACTATATCGGTTACGAAGCCGACTTCCAAGTCAGCATGCTGGAAGACATCGTGCCTATTGACGTCGATGTTGTTTCGCCACTGGCTGACGAACTCGACGCCTACTTATACGACACGCCGATTCTGGGGCGCTACACCGACGACTGGTTCAACGATTACGAGTCCGCAACTTACGATCGGGTGGCAGCCGAAATCAACATGGGCGCGGTCGCCGGCGACGACGCCGATATGATTGCTAGCACGCTGGGCGACACGGCCTTTTTAATCGGCGCGCGTCAGCTCACCAACATGACGCGCACGCTGTTCAACTCGGCTGGAAATTCAGCGAGGCAGGCCGTAGCCGACGCCAATCCAGATCTGGTCGGCGCTGTGCAATGGATGGCAACACTTGACGAAAGTACGTGTTTGGACTGCTCCGATCTTGACGGCGAGGTATTCGATTCCGAGGATGACGTTCCCGAGGAAATTCCTCTTCACCCGTCGTGTCGTTGTTTCCTGATTCCTGTCGCGCGCTCTGCGATGAAAATGGGATTGCGCTATATCCCGCCTGACATTCGCCAGAAAATGAACGGCCAGCCGGCCGGCAAGACCAGATACTCAGACTGGCTCAAGCGCCAAAGCGCCGCTGTGCAGGATAACGCGCTCGGCCCGTCAAGAGGCAAGCTGTTTAGGATCGGCAAATTGCCGGTTAAGAAATTCACCGACTCCCGGCACAGGATTCTGACGCTTGCGGAGCTCAAGCAACGGCACAAGGACGCGTTCCGTCGTGCCAAGGTAAACGTCTAATCCAACCAGGAGAATCCCCATGTCTGCCAATGTATTTTCTTCCAATGCTCCCGACCCGCGTGTCGCGACTACCACTGTAGAGAACGCCAAGCGTTCGCGCGGTGGGCATGCCGCCCCCGACCTAGCTTCCAGCAAGGCGCACACTCCGCAGTCGCTCAAAGCCGCGGTCGACAAAGTCGGTGGCGCCGCCCCCGCAGTGACGATCGGCAAGACCGAAGGCGGCAAAGCCAAGACGCAGATCGCGGTCAAGAAGGTCGGGTTCGCGAAGGCCGGCGTAAAGGCTAGCCCGAAGGCGACTGCCTGAGATCACCAGCATCAGAAGTTGTTTGTCCGGCTAGGCAGCTTCTAGGGCCAGGTGTTGGTAGTGCCTGGCCACCCAATCCAATCTCATGAGGACTCCCAAATGGCCTTCAAGGACACTTCTAAAAACGCGCCTCCTGGCAACTTTCCGACGCCGCCGACCGCTGACGCGGCACACG